ATTAGGATGTTGAACAGCAGTGCCAGCACCAAGAGTAAAATTGACTATATAGTTAATAGTTGTGCTGGCGGCTTTGGCCAGTCTTGTTGAGGGGGCTTGGCAACGCTTGATGGCATCGATCACACTTCTGTGTTGACCGATGAGCGGTTGATCATCAAGCGAAGCCAGGCGCCGCATAGGGTGCGTAAGTTCCACATTATTGTAGGCATTAGTGGAAAATTGCGCACTTTAAAAATAAATAATGCCTCAATAGACACGCTCAGCGCAGCGCTATTGGAGAGAATGTACTATTGTCGGGTTGGTGAAGAATTTTTGCCGCCCCCGGAGGTTAAAGAACACACGGTACATTCCACACTCAAGAACTTTCGAAGTAGTTTGCTAAAGAAATTTGGCCCTTGTCCAACCAAACTTTGTCCGGAGGAATTCGTCGACATGTTTCGTGGGAGGAAGAAGAAGATCTACAGCAACTACCTAGATGAGTTTTATGAGAGTGGGGTCCTAAGAAAGCACAGCGTGAGTGCCGCATTTGTTAAATGCGAAAAGGTAAATCCTCTCAAAGCCCCAAGATGTATACAACCAAGGCATCCAGTCTACAACATAGGATTGGGTTGCTACTTGAAGCATATAGAACATAGGCTATACAGGGCAATTGATAGGGTCTTTGGCGAGAAAAACATTGTTATCAAAGGATACAATGTACGAGAGATTGGGAACATTGTGGCCCAAAAATGGAATTCATTCGGAAATCCCATTGGTATTGGGTTGGATGCAACGAAATTCGACATGCATGTGAGTGAGGCCATGTTGAAGTGGGAGCATTCAATTTACGAGTCACTGTAAAAAGGTGATAAGGAGTTAAAGCGATTATTATCATACCAAAGGGATAACAAAGGTGTTGGGTACTGTGATGATGGAAAGTTATCTTATAGAGTCAAAGGACGGCGGTTTAGTGGCGACATGAACACGGCTCTTGGTAACTGCATTATCATGTGTGCCATGGTTCATACATACGCAAAAGAACGTGGTGTGCCAATTAGATTTATTAATAATGGAGATGATTGCGTAGTGTTTATGGAGAAGGAATATGAGAGTAGATTCATATCTGGACTTGACGAGTGGTTTTTAGAACTGGGGTTCAGGATGACCCGAGAACCAACCGTAAACGCAATGAGCCAAGTAGAGTTTTGTCAAATGCGACCATTGAGAGTTGATGGTGGTTACACAATGGTACGTAATTTCGACACAGCTCGAGAGAAGGATAGTCTATGCCTACTACCCCTCAATTCTGAGGGTGCTATGAGAAAATGGCTTTATGCAGTTGGAGAATGTGGGTTAGCCTTGTGTTCTGGGGTTCCGGTAATGCAATCAATGTACGAATGTTATATGCGTAACGGTGTTGCTTCCAAAATGGGAGGAGCAGTGCAGATGCAAAGTGGCATGCGGATGTTGGCTGTGGGGCTGGAATCAAAGAAGTCTGATGTTATGGATGATACTCGTGTGGACTTTATGGAAGCATGGGGATATACACCAGACGAACAGGTAGCCCTTGAAGAGTACTATAACAACCTGCAAATAGACTATGAGAACAACACCGTTGATAATTTCATAGAGATAAACAGTTCACCATTTTAATGAGATTTCATGGCAATTATTGTGGTTCAAATTGGTCCGGGGGAAAACATCAGTCCAGTGTGGTTGGTGATGTTGAAGCTGTTGACGAGTTTGACAATACTTGCCGCCTGCATGATGCAGCCTATGCAACCGGTGGCGATTTGCTACGTGCTGACCTTGACTTCTTTGCTGCCAATTTTGGTAAGGGATTCAAGAGGACTGCCGCTGCAATCCCAATGGGCGTTCAGGCTGCATTTCGGGCCATTGATAAACAAATTCCTAAAGTTTATAAAGATAAAAAGATGACAAAGAACCTGAGAGGATCGCAGACTCCACAAAAATCTGCAAAACCTTCTGGAG